TTTCTACCTTTCCAAATACAGTTGTGTAGTTGCTTGCTTCGTGAAATTTTACAACATCAAAACGCGGATTATCTTTTGCAAACATTTCTGCAAAATCATTTACCATTTTAGAAAATAAAGCGGGGTGCGTTTTGTTGCTTGCATACTTTAGAATTTCTGCGGTTGCGACATAATCTTTACGAGTCATCATTTTGATACGACCAATCCTGTACGATAGAAATTTTTGGTATACATTTTGCCAGTTGGCGTCATAAGATTTACAGTTGAGTATTCGTTAGCCCAGCCCCAATCAACAAATGAAAGAAATGCGGTGAACGCTTCTAAGGCGTCTGCATAGTTCTTATTGAAGTGGATAGGCTTGCCGTCATAGGCGACAGTTATTTGATACATAGGTTTTCCCTTTCGTAGTTGTTTAGAGTATTGTAGCAGAGGGGTCTGACAAATTAGTCAGATTCGGGGGTACTGAATAAGGCTCCCTCATTAAGTAAGCCTAATTCAATGTTAAACATCTCATCTGGAGTGGCTTCGGATAAATCTACCCAGCCTGCCCCATTTTGATCCATTCTAAAAATTTCAATGTATCCCATTAGTGTTGTTCCTCGCAATCCTTGTCATAGTCAAATCCGCAAAAGTAGCAACCCATAAACTCTAGGTGCTCGATACAGTAATACTTAAACTGACTTTCATCACAGCAAAAATGTTGCTCATCTGCGATTTCATAAAAATCGGTTTTGTCGATTATGTTTAACATAGTTTTCCTTTCGTTAAAAAAATTGGTGAGAGTTCTTACTTACGACATTGGGCGAGAACACTCTCTAAACTGCCCCTGTTTCGATTTTATTTAATCGGAAGTTTTTACCGCTAAATAGCGATAAGTATCTTTTAGATTTAGCGGTGCTGAGTAATGAGGTCTAACCTGCACAAGATAAGTATCGCAATCCGCATACCATACGGAATTATCTTTTTCCGCTGAGATGATTTCACCCTTTAATGATTTTGAGTGATAGGTTTTTCCTACAAGTAGGCTTTCGATTGTGTAGACATTTGCTGACATGGAGTCCGCCTTTCGTTTTGTTTATACCCGCAATTATAGCGGATAGGTCTGACATTTTATTGAATTTTGGGGGGTGTGTCGTTGTGATTTATATCACAACGCACCTTCCTGAAATAAACCTATTTCAAGGTCTAGCAATTCGGACGGGGTGGCGTCTGATAAATCAACCCAGCCAGCACCCTCTTCATTTATTCTGAATATTTCAATATAACCCATAGTTAGTTATCCTTTCTTTATGTCTGAAATTATAGCATGGGGGACTGACAAATTTCTTGTTACCTCTCAGTATTTGAGACAAAATTCCTGTGATAAAAATCACACGATCATAAATTCCTGTGAAAAAGTTATCCACAGAATAATCCCCAGACACGCCCGACCTCGGGGGCGGCAAATTCGAACAGATGTTCGAACTGCATAATTATTAATTACAATAAATAATTATTCAAAGTAGAATGGATCGAAGCTCTCGTCAAATAATTCTAAGTCGCTTGAAATTTCAATTTCAAATTCATCAGTTTCATTTATTGCTTCGGGTGTTGAAAATAATTCTGAATTATCTTCATAGTAATTATCCCAATTGTATTTTGGTTTTTCCCAAGACATTGTGTAACTCATTAGTTATAACTCTCCTTACATTCTGAGCAAACGAAATTAATTTTGCAATAGCAACCAACGGATAAAAGATTATCGTTTTGGTAATCATAGTAATCATCATAGTAGTTCATTATTTATTTTCCATTCTCTTAGTAATCTGAAACTCTAACGGTAACGGTTGCCCATTCATCATTGAATGAACCCGTTGGGCGATAACGAACGGCGAAATCTAACCAACCCTCAGCAGGGTAAGTATCCTCACGCAATTCAGCATAGTTTATAATTCCTCCATTGAAACGACGACGGAGGGAAGTAGGCTTGTAGTATTGGTCTACAAGTAAATCAACGATTGAATAACCTCTCATTATTTGTATTCTCCTTTCGAGATAAGTTCATCTAGCATTTTTGCTAGTGGGTCTATTGGCTCGTCTGCAAGATAGTTTTCTAATTCTAATTGTTTTACGAAGTCTATCATTTAGATACCTTCCAATCTGTCCACATTGGTAGACGCTCAGGGTCGGTATCGTTATACCAACGCTCTATGTTTTGTTCACAATCCATGCAGAATGTGAATTGGTCATCTCCAACTTCGGAGATAGCAGATACGAATGGATTGTGCTCTTTGCACATTGTAATTGTTGAATTCATTTGAATTCCTTTCTAGTTTGAGAACCTTTCTCAACTTTCTTTATAATGGAATTATAGCAGGGGGGTCTGACATTTACTGACGGGTAATGCCACAAATCGGACATTTTGAAATGTGATACAGGTCATGTGGATAACTTGAGCGTAAAATCCAGTGTGATGTACATCATGTGCATAAACCTGTGGAGGACACGCCCGACCTCGGGGGCAGCAAAATTTTTAACGAAATGCAAATACATTTCGCTAAAAACTTTTATTTTTTTTTATTCGTTTTCGTTTTCGAAATCCAAAAATTCTTGAAGTCCAATTCGATAAGCAATTGGATCAACTGCTTTCAAAACTTGCGAAGCTAAATAAGTCAACGCACCAATTTCAACAACAGGACAAAATTCATCTAAGAATTCGTCATAGCGATTTTCGTTTTCGATTTCGATTTCAAAATCAAATTTTGTTTTGTTTGAAATAATTGTTTTCATTCTGAAACCTCCTCAACATGAAAAGCGTTGAACTTTTCCAATTCGTTTTCGCTTAGTGGGCGAAGTGATTTATTGAGAGCAAAGATTGCTTCCAATTCTGTTTCTGTTTCGCATACATACGAAACTAATACATTGAATTTAGTCATAATTATCTGACCTTTCTTTTAGAGGTTACAGGCAACGCCTGTGCTATGAACACCTTGTTCATAGTGTCCCTTAGCAATACAATTTTTTGCTAAGTTATGAAACGAAATACATTTCATTTCGTGGTAAGCGATGTAGTCCTTATGAACTACCTTATCGCATTGTTGGCAGAAGTGCCATTTATGATTATCCTTGCGGATAACCTTGTTATCTACGATTTCGTATCTATCTACGAATTTTTTAGAGTGTGAGCAATCGTTTGCTATACACTTATTTACTTTAGTGTTAGTCATTTTAGAACCAACCTTTCTTTTTATCTAATACCTAAAGGCTACCATGCCCCACTGACAAAAAGGGGGGTTACTGACCAGTATTTCTAAATTATTTTTGTGATAAAAATCACAGTGTTTTTTTGCGTTTTCCACATAGTTATCCCCAGACACGCCCGAGTGCGGGGGCCGCAAAATTTACGCAGCTTGTCAAGTTAACACGCCGAATAAATTTTGTTTTTTATTTTTTTTATAAAGTAATTAAGATCCCAAAAATTGTACAAAACAGAATAAAAATAAAAAGTTCTTTCATTTTGTACAGGCCTCCCAAAACTTTTGAGAATCAAATCGTGGATTATCTTCTTCAAACATCGAAGCAAATTCATCTACTAAATCTTCATAAGTAAAACTATCAGCGATTAAATCTTTATAGGATGAAAGAATTTCGGCGGTTTTTACGTAGTCTTTACGTGTCATCATTTTAGTTTAGTCCGTTCTCTCGTAGGTCCTTGATTACTAGAATTAGTAGGGGAATGGTAACGCCTGCCAAAAGTAATTGGACGGCGGTAGTAAGTAGTCTATTCATTAGTAGTCTTCTCCAAACATTGCTAGGATTTCATCCACCTGTTCATCTGTTAGGTGTTCTGTCTCTATAGACTTAGAGAAACCGAAGAAATCTTCTTCCTCTTCCTCTACAGTGTCTTCATCTAAATAAGTGTAGGCATCTGCTACATCTGCTTGAATTGTGTCCCACTTAGAGACCTTGCTATTATCAAAAGAGTACATTAGTTCTGTTCTACCTTTCGCATATGTGCTACAACATTTTTAGAAACCTTCTGTAGTTCTGCTACAAAAGTTTTCATTTCTTCAGGGGATGAGGCGGTAAAGTTAGCGCCTAGTAGTTGAGACCCGTCCCAAATTGAGTAAGTAATTGTCATTTATTTATTTCCTATTCTTTTAGTTTTGTTTATTGAGATTATTGTATTGTATAGAGGGGATAAAAGTCAAGCCTATTTGGTGTGAGGTTACTCACACTCACCGCAAGGGCATTGAGGGAACTCTAGTTCTTGCTTTATACGATTAGCAAGAGCCATAACCTTGTTATAGGTATCGGCGGAAGCACCTCTAAAAGATACTACCTTTCCATCTACTACCATTTGAGCAGCGATAGCAATTTTCTGGTCTAGTGATAGACCCTTATAGTTATTTAGTGTAGTCATTTTTTAACTACCTTTCTTTTTATTTGGTTAGTATTTCTAACCTTTCCTTGACCTAACTTATTTGCCCTATTGCTAGGGGCTCATTTAGGATTTTTATTAAGTTGTTATGGGATATATTGTAACACCTACCACTGACATTTTCACCCTTTTTAGGGGGTGTGTCGGTGTGATTAGCGACACATTACGCAGGTCTCCCACGCTGTAACACGCTCACACTTAGAGCACTTTACATAACCTAACCACTCTTCCATTTGAGGGGTGTTACCTTGTTCGAATATTCTGTTAGTCATTTTGACCCTTTCTAGTTTAGAGACTCTCTCTAACTTTCTAATAGTGTAACTATAACACCCCCCACTGACATTTTCAAGTTGAAAAACGGGTAAATCGGACATTATTTTTGTGAGGTTCATCACATAGATCTATGGGCGCACTATTTGTCCGAATTGTACGAAAAAAATCATGCATCATACATGAAAAATATATATTCACATTTTTATAAATCTAATATTCTAGTTGACTAAAAATAAAGGGCGGTGATATAATAAGATCATGAGAACAATAATTGCCATAACTATAGTTGCTATAATGACTTTTATACTTGGCATATGCTATCAGATAGCAATATAACCCTTGGGGATATAGCTTAATCTGGTTAAAGCAATTGTCTTATATACAATCGAGTTTGGGTTCAAATCCCAATATCCCTACAAAAAATTTTATTAACATTTTTGAATATCTAATATTCTAGTTGACTAGGATTTATGTTCTCTATATATATGATTATTCAATGTGAAATGTGCAAAGACAGATCGAACTTCGATTTCTTTTTTGCATATCTCACAGATAACTATTCTTGATGCATTTGCCATATTCTATCTGCACATTTCTTACATAGTGGTTTTAATATATGATCTGACTTTTCTATTGGTAAAAAGTCGGCGGAGATAAAGAGCTTTAGCTCTTTCTTGCATAGAGTACATGACTTGTACTTTTGCTCTATATACTTCCTATATGCTGCTCTATACTGAACTGACATAATATCCCTAATTCCGCCTTAAAAATGCCTATCAGCCTCTTTCGGCTCACTTTTGATACCTTCCCCTAGGCCAGGCCTTAAAAAGGCTTCTATGGCCTAAAAAGACGAGAACCCTCGGATCTGCGGTAATCCAAGGGCCTCTAATGTAAGGGAGCATGGTGGATGCTCAACCAAACACTTCTATAAGAATACTATAACTCATTTTCTAAGTCAACTTCTTCGTCGACTGAAAATAAATCATCCTCTAAAACTTCGGCTAGAGTCTTAGCAGCATAGATAGCAAAACCTACTGCTGCAAAGCCAGATAATACTGCTATACCTGCTGTTACTGTAGCCACTTTATGCCTCATCTACGACTTCCTCAATTAGCGCTGGATCTGGTCCAAGCAACTTACCATCTTTATGGGATTCAATTAACTGCAACATCTCTTCGCCTTTTCCGACCCCATCTGCAATTAAGCAGAGAACGTCGTAAATTCTAGATAGCAGAATATAATTGACCATACCCAGGTTATCGTCAATATTTTGTACTTCTGGTTTCGGATCACTCATTATTATATACCTCGTATGTCATAGGAAACTTCTCTTTTACAAACTCTTTTATAGCTTTAGCATATTCCTGAATTTCTACCTGTGCATCATGTGGGAGACGCTGATCAAGGAAAGTTAAAACACCTTGTAGTGATACTGTCCATCTCCAGCGAACATACATAGAATATGCAGGTAACATAAGTCGAGCCATCTCTGGTGCGACGCCATCACTCAATGCTTCCTCATATTTACTCATACCAAACTCAGAAATCTGTCGTAGAGCTTGAGTATATTTAGCACCTACAATATCTGATACTGGCTCTCCTGAACCCTGCTTAGAGTTTTCTGGAGCACTTCTCCATTCGTTAGGCATTGGAATATAGAATATCTCATTCTCAGTAATATATCTACGAGAAGATTCATTCCAGCCGTTCTGATCGTCAATATGAGATGAAGCAACAGCATACTTCCACCATTGACGAGCAACCATTAATGGTGCATAGATTTCAAACGTCATCGCAGCATGACGAAATGGGCTAGTGTGATTTTCTTTTAACAAAAATCGAATGAGCTTCTGGTCACGCTCACTCAATTCTGTGCTTTCTTTATCATATGATACTCTAGCAGCATTAACTACTGATAAATCGCTACCAAGTGTATCTACAAGTCTTACATATCCAATATTATTAATTACGTTGATGTGGTTCAAGTACCGCTCTTTTCATTCTATCGTACAGATTATACCCAACATTAACTCTATGGTTACATGCCAAGCAATATAGATACACTGTATCATTATCTGTTAAATTTGGCAACATCTCGTAAAGATCATAGGGACAGGTTATATCCCTGTCCCCATGAAAACGTCCCAAGAATTCCCGCACAATTCTAATGTCCATTAATTACTTACTCTCTTCTCCTTGCATGGTTGTGGCTTAAAGTTTTTAGGATACTGAGCCATCCATGATTTAGTTCTAGGTGTCATACCCTTCCATGATATCCAGTTGTCTCCACCCTGAGACATAAAAAATGCTGCTTCAGCATTTGTAACTGGATCAAGGAGGTCTCGATTATAAGTTAGTTCAAACTTATCTCTACGCTCTGGTCCTAAATTTCCAATCATATTGATTTGGAAAATACCATATGAGCTATCTCCTGTTTTTGCATTTCCATTATAAGCAAGTGGCCTACCGTTTGACTCCTTCTTAGCAACGCTCCATGCTTCACGCAGATCTAATCCACGGAAGCCCACACAATAAAGCAGTTG